GACGTGACGATCACCACGATTCCATAGTTGTCCGCGACCATCGACTTCAGCTCACCCAAGTTAGTAATATCCACGTCGTACCACGCTCTCTCGGAAGTCCAGGTGGAAGTTCCCATTGCCGTCGCCGAGTAATCCGTGCCCGCTCCCATGCCATTCGCGCCCCAATTAACACTCGCGCTTGCCTTGATCCACGTGGCGGTGTTTTCGCCGAACGCTTTCAGCAGCCGGTAAACAGTCACAGTAATAGTCCCGACGGTGTTGGTATTGACATATAAGCGCAACTTACCACCCACGAGTTTCGAGGCTGAAGCCGCGCTCAGATCCCAACTTACCAAGCCCTTCTTGACATTCCCGCTGTATCCGCTAACCAGCACGGAATCGTCCGTGCCATAGTTGGTGGTAGTGGCTGCTTGGTTGATGTAGGTATCGTGGTTAGCTTGATAGGTTACAACGGTCATCCAACCACCCCGTAAGTGATTAGAACGCCCAACAGATACGCGTCTACCGCAAGCGTGTCGTCAACGTGATCGTGTTTCCGATAAACATCAAAGTGAATCAGGTGGTAGTCGTCCGGCGTACCGCCGATAGTGATAGCCGCAGTAACATTCGAAACATAAAGGTTGCTGGCAGTACCGCCGGTGTCTGTCACCTCGACCTGTGAGCCAAATGTCGCTTCAAGCGCCTCATCATTTGTCGCGCTTGCAACTTGGATGCCCCATCTCACACCGAAATTGGTTGTGGTCGTTGGGTGAGTCCAATAGAAGCGGGCGGTAATAGTCGAACCGTCATAATTGACCGGCATTGGCACGTTGGCATAAGCGGCCTCTGTGGAGTCGCTTGCAAACGGGATATATGTGTAATACTTAGTTCCAGCGGTCAAAACAGCAGGCGCGCCAGCACCAGCCGTTTCGCGCGGCGTCCAGTTTCCGATCCAAAGGTTTTTTGTCAGAGCATAATCCGTCTGCGTTTTGAGATAAGAAATGTTATCCCTGACGTGCGTGTTCATTAGCGCGGCTGTAACCGTTTCGCTTGCGACCCATGTTCGAGGTGTTGTGTATGCCATAAATAAGTCTCCTAAAATCCCAACTTAGTTGTTTCGTCAAGCTGTGAATAGCTCGCACTGTCTAATATCCAGTAACTGCCGGCCAGCGTAAGCGCTTCATCCAACAACCCGTACGTGCACGTCACCAGCCCGCCTTCGCTTACGTCAATGTCAGCCCGTGTAATGAACGCGTCCAGCGATAAGCCGTAATCAGACAGGTTAAGCGTGATGCGGTCGCCAATGTTCAGGGCAATAAAAGCCGCTTTCAAAGCCGCCGACTTATTCGCTTCATACGTGATGGATGTGACGCGCAAACCAATTACTTTTATGGCATCCAAGATGCTTTGCGCAAAGTCCACCCCCACCAACGGGTTGTCCTGATAAGGCATATCTACCCGCAAAGTGCGCCGTCCGTGCGCCGTGATGCCGGTGGAATATTCGGCTGAATAAGTGACCGGCTGGAAGGTATAAACACCCTTGCCTCGCGCTTGCAATTTCGTCACGTAACCAGTAGACCCGTAGCTGTTTGTCAGCGCGTAATTGACGCCATTCGCGCCATAGGTAGCCGTCACGGTCAGGTTCGCGGTGATGTTTGTACCCGTTCCGTCTTCCGCTGTATTAAACAGATAATCGGTTGTGGCAGCCGGAGTGACCATGTCTATGCCAGACACTTCAACTGCTTTTTGGTCGGGGTCGCTGTATGAGCCTGAGATCGTTACGGTTTCCCCCGCGCCAACAGATACCGGTCTATCCAGGTTGAACAACACGCTCGTTGCGCTTGCATCCACCCGCCTCGGATAGGTTTCCGTAACGACCTCGTTGTAATAATCCTTACCGTACTCAATTTCCGCTCCGATAATGTCGGCGTCCGTGAACGTTGCACTGCTTGCGACCGACTGGAATCCGTTTCGTCCGCGCGTGCAGAGCCTCTCACCCGAGCTTGTTTCAACCCACGTCATCCCAAGCTCGCTTTGCGTAACTTTCGCGATTTCCGTCAACGCGCGTGTCGTGCTGCGCGTCGTGTCAAACACGGTCGCGAAAGTGTCCTGCCCCGTCCCGTAGTCGGTGAGATCCGGCGCAACCGGCATGTTCGCAATAATCAGGGCGACGACCTCTTCCATCTTTTTGTTTTGCGCGAATGCTGGTAACTGGAGCTCGTGCCTCGCAAGCATGTCGATGTAATCCACGACCGTTACGTTGACGTAATTGGTTATTCCGTCTCCATAAACAGGATCAATCTGCGAGATTGTGCCTTTAAACCTGTAATAACCTTCAATTACACCGATCCTCGCATACATTGTCGTCCCAACCGCAAAATCAGCCATGCAATTAATGTGATTAGGCGTATAAACATTGTCGATATTTTGCAACCTGAATTTCAGTGTGCCCGTGCTGGCGGTACGGTCAAGCAGTCCATTACCAGTAATGCCCTGCGAAACCTGCAGCCCCCCGATAACATCATGGCTAATGTCGATATAAATACCGTCAGAATTCCTGAGGAACAACCACGCCGATATAGTTTGTACGCTCACCGCCACCCCGCCATCAAGATAGCGTCCCTGACAGCCAGCGCAATGTCTTGCGCACTCGGACCCGAATAGACGGCCGGCTGGGGAGCGGCGTTGGCAACAGCCCGCGAGGCGTCCGACCGGCTCAGAATATAGCCGTTTTGCGCTGGGACGAATTTCTCACCCCTGTACCCGTATTCCTGCCATAGATAAGGCTTGCCAGCAGAAACAGAACCACCAGCGGCGTGAGGGTGGAACGTTACACCGTCGCCGACATCCGGAAGCCCGCCTGAAGATCTAAAAGCGAATGTGATGGTGTAAACCTTACTGGTTAGGTCATTGATGGTATCCTGCAGAGTGTCTACTTTTTCCTGCGCGTCTACTACCTGTTTATCGTTGATCAGAAATTCAGCTTCAAAACTGGAGTACTTCTCTTTGAAGCTTTCTGGGTCATCCAATAACGCCTGAAGCAAATCATCTGTTGCCAGTTCCATCTTGTATTCAATGACGTAAGAAGTGCCAAACATTTCATCCAGAATCGCTAACCGCTTCTCAAGTTCTTCACCTTCCAGACCGGCTTTTCTCAGCCCTTCAACAAGGTCACTTGCAACACTCTCGCGGAATGTCTTTATTGCAACGTCAAGTTCAAGCTGCGCGCCTGATAACTGATCCATGAGGCTGGTCATGTTTTCCTTCATCAGGTCGATGTTTTTCTTGAAACTCATAGATTGTTCGGTGATATTTAGTGCGCTGCTAAACCTGGTAATTCCCTTTTCCGAGTTGTAAATATCTTCGGTCAACATCCCCAAACCAATCCCAGCGCCTTCCATCTGAGACTTGAATTCCGCCCAACTGTTCGTGTTTTCAAAAATAGCCATCGTCTGGTCTTCAATGGCTGCGCTTGTTTCTATAATTGTCGGTTTTGTTTTGTTGATCGCTTCTTGAGCGGTGATGAATCCGCGATTCAAGTCCGCCACAATTTGGATGTATTCTTCATCTTTGAGCGTTCCATCTGCCACAGCCTGGTTTAGGGCAACCATCGCATCCCGGTCATTTTCTACAACCGGCGTCACACCGCTTAGCACGTTCATCATTTCTGCCAGTTTATCTACTACAGGCGCAAGTGCTGTTGCCAAATCGCCTTTTAGGGCTTTGGCTAAGTTTTGGGATGCCGCCTCGAACCGCATGAACGACCCGATCGACTTATCCGCTGCACTTCCGACTGTGGCAATTTGTTCTTCGGCTTGTTGTAAGAAGGCTTCAGTAAATGCTTCACTGGCACTCATGCCGCTTTTTTCCAGTGCCTTGACCTTCTCGTCAAAACCATCCACACTCACGCCTAATTGGTCAAAGCGCATGGTGGTCTGATTGGTCAAAGTCAGCACCAACTGGTTCATGTTCATATTCAATGCGCCGGCAACCGTAGACAGCCTGACTACCTCGTCATGCGTTTTTGCCAGCCCAAGCGCCATGAAATCGCCAGCACCGGCTATTAAGTCTGCATCGCTTACCATTCCGCTCGTCGCGGCGCGCAAGTCGGTTAGAAGCGCGTCTGAAACTGTTCCAATAGACTTTGAGAGATTGTCGAACTTAGACCGCGCATAATCCAACTCCGCAGCTTCTTTTGCGGAATCGTACACGCCCTTCAATGCCGCCCCAACAGCGGCAACAGCACCAGCAGCCAGCGCGGCTTTGCCTATCATCGAAGTAATAGACGTTGTAAAATCGCCAGTGCCCTTTGTCGCGCTTTTTGAAGCATTGTTTACGCCAGAAATTTCTGACTTGATTTTGTTGATATCCCCACTGGCTTTATCCAGCGCGCTAATAACGATCTGTAGGTTAGCCATGCGTTTTCTCTCTCAGTTCATCTACCCACGTGACGATTTCCCAAATGTCCTGATGATCACTCTTCCACTTTGCGCTTTCACCGGGCTTCTGTCCGTCTGTTTTGTAGGCTCTGTGCGCCCTGTACACATTCAGCACCTGCCTCAACTTGCGCATCAGTCCTGCCGGCTGTTCCAACACTCCCCCTGAGAACGGCAATGCGTGATAGTCGTCACAGTTGATCGCCAACTCCAACAAGTCCGGCATAACCTTGCCAGCCCCTAAACCAAAATCGGCAGCAGCAATCAGGATAAAGGGTCAACCTCGACCGCCTCCGCGACTGTCTTCGCGATACAATCCGCAAGCCAAATGATTAAGTTCGGCCTTGCCTTGTCTACCTGATCTACTTCCATCTTCGGCTCAATCAGGATGCCAAGCCTTACGGCGTGGCGGACACTTTCCCCCCGCCACACCGGCATCGGCTCATGCTCGCTGCCTTTTAGCGCGCGATAGAAGTCCTCAAGCTGCTTTTGGGTGATGTCCGAAACTACGCACTTCCCAAATCTTTTGTGTTCGAATTCCATCAAACAGCTCCTATGCCAACGCAGAGATATTGCTGGTCGTGTCGATCTTCAGCCAGTTAGCCAGTGTCGGGTTGTACACGCCATCCAAAACCAGGTCGTATGTCATAACCCCGTTGCGATCCTGGAATAACTCCGGCGCGTTCATCGAATGACCGGCAAAGCTAAGTTTCAACACTCGCAACGTGCCAGCAGAGCCGGTTATGTAAGTAATACAAACTTGCTTCTGTAAAATGGCGTTAGTCGCTGCTAACATTGAAATGAGATAATCGTCGGTGGTGTTGTTGAGTTCCATACTCAATTTCAACTGCCCGCTCCAGGGCTTATCGTTGTATGCAGATGGAGTGCATTCGCCCAAATAAGAGCGATATTCGCGGTTGGCATTGACGGTCAATTCCCAGCTAAATGCGCTTGCAGCGACCGTAGTGGTTCCAGCCGTGCCATCCCACGCGTCAATAGCCAGGCTTGCCATGCAGCCGGTCGGCTTGCTTGTGCCTGTGCGGTCATTCAATGCTTGCAGTGCGCCCTCGATCACCTTGCCGCCAATCAGAGACCCGCCCACCTGGACGCCGGTGTTGTTCGCGCCGGAAAGTGTCAGGGTGGTAACAGACGCGTCCTGCATCTGCCACACTTCGTTTGTCTGCCCCCACTGGAGGGTCATGAAGTGCGGAGTCGGTTGCGCGGTTGTTGGCGCTGCGTAAGCGCGCGTGTAAGGACCCGCGCCGCCGGGTGTGGCAGTGCCGAACATGGCATCAAGCCAGTAATTGATGTCCTCAAAACTTTCGTCGCTTACTTCAAAACTTGCATTCGACTTGTAGCTATTCAGCATGGTCTCGTGTGTTGGTGCAAGCGTGCCGCGCAACTGGCTGAGTGCGCGCGTCTCAAAATCGGGCGTTAGTTTGAAGCTCGATACATTCTGCAATTTGACGGTCGATGTCGCAACCGCCGTCCCGAATTGTGATTGCCAGGCTGACTGGAGTACATTGTGTGCGTTAAGCGCCATTCTTCACCTCTTTTGCCTCTTTCACGAGGCGATACATTTTTAGTTTCAATGCGGCATCGGTCAATTCCTTTGGGAGCGATTTCCACTCGTCCGCCGGAATGTCCCGCGCCGGTAATCCCATCAAATACCCTTTTTCAGGGTCGTATTTATAGCTATCCACTCGCAACCTCTCTGATCGTTAGTTGGCACATCACGCCGGCAAAATGCCTGTTAGACCCAATAGGCCATTCATACACGCCCGGCGTCATGCTTGCCGATTCCAAAGCCGTGTTGGTCGCGGGACACTTGAATGTGCGCACCATATCCAAGTATTTTCCGCAATAATCCACCAACTCCGGCGCAAACTCTCTCAATCCAACGCCTTGCTCACTTACCTGCCAGAGCATCAGGTCGGTCACCTGCCACATCGCTGTTACGCCTGTTCCAATCGCAATGAATTGCACGTCACGCCCTTCAGTCGGGTTGCCGCCGACTGGCAGCAAAAGCCGGCATGGTAGGTGAGCGGTGGCGATGGACTCCGGTAACTCTGCCAGCCCGTAAATAACAGGCGTTTTTCCGCTTGTCGTTGTAACGGTCTTGTCTTCAAGCGCAGCATAGATCGCATTGATCGCGCTCATGGGAGCCTCCGCTTGTACCGGTCAAGCAGCTTTTGTACGTCGCTTGGCAACCCTGAAGGCATGATTGTTACGCCGTCACCCGTGACCATCGGTCGGTCGATGTCTGCGCTCGTGTCCTTTTGCCTGTAAAGGAATGCGGATAACCTGACGCACGCGTGCTGAATGTCAGCCGGAGCAGTCGCCGACCACCCCCACGTGCCTTCAATGCTGATCTCGCTGTCACCGGTCGAGAAGTTCCATGACTTGCCCTCGTCCAGCTTGATGAGCCACTTCGGCGTTTCATTGCGCGGAAACAGCCGGTAGTCCGCCGCTGCTATCTCTACGCCGTTGCCGTTGGTTAGTTTGGTAATTGTCAGCAGGTCGTTGCCGTAAAGCGGCAGGTCATTTCCGTCCGTGTCTGATTCCTGAAAGTAGCGGGTGTCCGTTTCAGCTTCAAAGCGCCTGCCTGTGTAAGCGTCTATGATGCCAGCCGCCCGGTCTACTAATTCTTGCAGCAGAAAGTCATCGACGCCGGATGTGATGCCCAGATAGTCCTTTAGTTGTACAAGGCTCGCATAGCTCATTTAACCGCCTTTACTTTCGCTCTCGGCTTCTGCACCACCTTGACCGCCGGTTCGTCTTCAAGCAACGCAACGTAACCCGCATTGACGAAAGCAGCGACCGCCTCGTCTGGTAGTTCGCCATTTGTACCCGGCTCAAACTCAACCGCTTTGCGATCGATCTCAAACCGGAACGGAACCAATATCTTTACTGCTTTCATAGTTACTCCAATCAGGCTCGCTGGATCAGCATCGTTACAACGCCGCCCTTTTCGTCGCCTGCGTTCGCTACTTTCAACGTCAGTACGTTCGACCTGACCCACAAGGTTTTGGTCGGGTCGTTGATGTATACAGTCGCGGCTGCGGTTACGTTCGCGCCATTGCCGCTCAACACATCCAGTCCGTCCGCGTCTTCGATGGTCACATCGTAGAGGTTGGTCGGCGCGGTGCCACCTGAATCAGATGCCAGGCTGACTTTGACGATCTTGCCGCAATACCAACCTTCCGCGTCTGAATCCACCGCACCACCGGTCGCGCTCAACCAATCCCATTGGATCTTCTGCAACGGATAGTTGATGCTGTCCTGCGTTATTGTTACAACCTGGTCTGCCATAAATGTTTCTCACTTTCGAGGGTCTTGGTGGGGAGCATGGACTCCCCACCTTCGTAGCCCCCAACTTTGTTAGAGGATGATCGCCTCGGTTGCGGCGGTCTTCGGGAACGTGCCCGAACCTTCGTACAAGACAGCTACAGCGCTGACAGCAACGTTAGCAGTCGCAGCCACGCCGACAGCAATCTGGTAGGGTTTGGCAGGATTGACGGGAATGTCAATCGCGTAGATTTTTTCCTTGCCGGCCTCGACCACTTGGGTCAATGCGGCGCCGGTTACATCGGTCGCGTTGGATCCGTTGGACGCGGCGCTTTCGGTCACTTTGTAGTCCAGCTTTCCGCCGGTCGCGATTGCACCCACAGCGATAATGTGACAGACACGGTCGAAGCCGGTGCAGTCAATTACAACCTCAGTCAATGCCGAAGACGAAACTACCGGCACGATCGAGGGTACAATTTTGGTTCTTCCTAAGAGGTTCATATTGTTGTCCTTTCAGGATTATGAATTGGCTAAGGTCAAATATTTCAGAGCCAAAGTCTGGAGTACAGCGCCGCCAAAGCGCTGTTTCACGAACAGACCAATTTGTCCGTTAGCCTGATATACATACGGGTTGCGGCTCAAGGTCAAGCCCTGGCGTTCGCCGAATGCGTACATGCTGAAGTCGCCGAATAGGACAGACTTACCGCTGGTAGTGCCGACAGTATCCATGTCGGGAGCGATGTAGATGGGATAGCCCAAAATGTCGCCGCCTGATGGGGTCGGGATGAATTGGAAGTTGTTGCCGGTGCTGGCCATGACGTGGAACTTGCTCGCCCCAGTCATCAGGAAGCCAGAATTGGCGTTGTGGTAAGGTGATGCCACCGTGCCCATTGTTGCAATAACTTCGCTTGCCAAAATAGTGGCTTTGGCTGCGTTGGTAATGCCAGAAGCTGTCGCTCCATTGATGATGCCCTGAGGCGCGCCGCTCGCATTGCCGATTGTGCAGTAGTAGTTTTCAGCAGCAGCAGAAGCGCGGGCTACTACGGAAGCGATGTAAGCCTCCAGCCCAACAGCGTCACCGTCAAGCATCTCTTCCGAGATTTTTAACATCTTGGTGAATTTGTACATTGTGAGCGCAACTTGCCCGAACAATGGTTCGTTCTCGTTATAAGCGGCTTCTTCATCGGTAAGAACGAGTTTTGTCGCGGCCGTACCTTCAGTTGGGATCAGGATGCGGTCGTGATTGACTACAAAGCGGGTGACGGGTGCCTGACGAACCCAGGAAAGTTCCTGGCGTTGTTCTACAATGCGATTGTAGAAATCGTCTGGTACGGCGTAACCGCCCTCGGTATCTTCGCCGCCTTCCCAGGGATTGGCTTTCATGCCCATTGTAATGTCGTTGCCCTTGAAACCGCGTGGGTTATCGCCTTGCGCCCAAGCTAACATCGCCTTGACAAATGAGGGCGATTCCTTTGCCGCTTTGACGGTCGGGATACCCTTGACCTCACCGGGAGCTGCCTTCAGCTCTTCCAGCAAGGATTTCTTCATGGATTCAAATTCTGCTTTGATATCCACTTTTGGCTCAACAGCCTTTACTTCTTCGACGATTTTCTCTTCGTCCATTGTATTTTCCTCCATAGGAATTGTTGATTTGATTGTTGTTTCATCGCTCACAATCTCAACCGCGTCAACCGCTGATTCCTCAGCCTCCGTGATCGCCTCCGTAAGATCGTTAGTTTCCAGTTCCAGCGCGGCTTTCAATTCAACCACCGCGAAGTCGTTCGCCGGCTTGCGCCAGTCATTTGTGTCAAATAACGCCAGTTCGCCAACAGGCCACACGTCAATCAAGCCGCCTGCGCTTTTGCGTACCAGGTGCGAAATTGCACCGCTCGATGCCCGCAACTGGCTGATATTCGTTTCTATCAGCCGCTTTGCCAACGGCTCTTCTGCATCCAACGCCGGTTCAAACCAATGCCCGCGCGCGTCTTTGCCTGTATAGACCGCCCTGCCAATTAGCGCCGGTTTTTCCTGCTTTTTTCCCGGTTCTTCCGGGTCGAATCCGTGATAGTAGGTGAGATTGACGTAATCGCCGGATTTCAGCCAGATTTCGGTCTGCTCATGGAACGCCTCGCCATCCGCGTCACGCCCCTTCACGTGCCCGCCATAAGGCAAGCCCAACACGCGCCAGCCCGGATCCACGTACTCCGAGTCCGCCTTCAGACGCTTTTCAGCGTCCACTTCCATCGGCTCAATGAGCGTGTCTGGTACTTGTATCTTGATTGCTAATTTATCCGGCATCTTTTACCTCTCGATTCAACGCGTTTGTAATATTCTTGATGATCTCAGGACGCTTTACATCCAGCGCGCCCTTCTCAGTAATCCAGCCGCTCCACTTGTGACGCGTCACCTGCTCGTCCCACCCTTGCACCAAGTCGGCATAGCTCATGTTATTTGTGACAGTCGAAGTGAAGCCGTCCATGCTGCTGCTTACTGCCCAACTATTTGCCAATTTGCGCGTGCGCTTGTATGGCACGCTTATTTCGCCGCTCTTCATCTTCGCGAAGAACGCCCGCCGCACTTTGTCGTTGGTCTTGATAAGCGGATTAGGCGAGTAGACTTTGCTCGGATACTTCCGCAAGAAACGCTGGAGCAGAACGCCCTGCTGACTTATCACCGCGCGCACATGGTTGAACTTCGCCAGCGTGTTCAGCTTTGCGACCAACTCGTCCGCGCCCTCAACCGTGATAGTAAATGCCATTACGCGCCTTCCTTCGGGAACTCCCAGCCAACCCCACAGCGGCATCTTGGATGCGCCGGCGGGAAGTCGGTGCTATTCAAAATCGGCTTCTCATTACGAGGCGCGCAAATAGGACAAACCCGTTCGTCATTCGCGGTCATCCAGATCGGGATCATCTTTTGCCCCGTCTCGCGTTCCAGTTGTGCCACATAAGCCCGCTCGCCTTCCACCACCGCGCGCGTAGTCTCGGTTACGGCTATCATTTCAGCCCTCACCGGCGAGTAAAGCGGCTGTAATCGCTCGCTGATTTCTTGAATGGTCAAGCCCTGTTCGTAGCCCTGCCCGATGACTTCCCCAACCTGCCGCGCGCCGCTTAGCATCTCGGACGTTATGTCTTTACGCCCCTGCCACATTCCGCGCAGTACTTCTTCGGTATGCGACCGCGCCCAGTTGACCGCCTGATGGTTGATGTTATCCAGACTTACGCCAATCCCGACACTGAGCATGACATTCGTTGCCTGCGTTAGATATACGTCTAACAGCACCGGCTCAACGTCATGCTGGATTGTGCGCCAGCCGTTCTGCCAGTACTCAGGCGGAACGTTCTCAAGCTTCGGCGGGTCGCCAAGCAGCCCGAGCAGCTTGTCAAGCTCGCCGTGCAGCCCCCTGCCTACCACGCGCGCCAGCTTACGCTCAATCTCTTCGCGGTTTACGAAGTCCATGTTACGGATACCCCCGCCATTCGATAACCGGCTCAAATATCCTCTTTACATCCTCGACCGTCTTGACATTCTCAAGCGCGCCTGAGATCGCCCCGTGCAAACTTGGCTCAATCACGCTGGTTTCAAACTCGCGTATTGGTTTATTTTCCTTGACGCGCTTTTCAGCAAACTTTTGCCACTTGCGCAATTCGTCAACCTGCGGCTCCATGCCACTATCGCGCCGCTCGTCCAGTTGCGTTTGGTGCGAGTCAAGCATCGCGTTCTGTTCGTCTGTCAGCTCGTAGCCAGCCAGCTCAAGCGCAACCTCAATCGGCAAGCCCGCCATAGTCAGCTTGTTCAGCAGGTCGGCGCGGTCGTTCTCGTCTTCCTGGAATATGTCCAGCTCTTCAAACTTGAATTCCAGCCGCAAGCCTTCCCGTGCCAGTACCTGCGTGTTTAGCGCGTCCTCGAATAACCTTGCGCGCGGCTTGATGGTCTCTTCGTAAAACGAAAGCCGGTCTTCCTGCGCCGTCGCATAGTTGGCTGCCTCGCTGTCAAGTAGCGTCTGCTTGATTCCGAATGCGACCGCGATATTGTCACGCGCGATTTTGCTTAGCTCCGGGAATGCCAGATCCTTCAATATCGGCGTGAGTGTGGTCGGCGTAATAGACCCGGCCTTGATGCCTAACACCCTGAACGCGTTCTTGATGGCAGTTGCCGACCGCCTGAACCAGTTCTGAATACGCTCGATCTCACCCGTGTCATTCGTGTCAATGCCAAGCAAGGTGACCGGCATTGCCCCGCCCTCGAAATACATCTCAGGGAATTTCGATAGCGCGTAAAGCAACTTGACGTCCACCGTCGAAGCCATAGCGCTGCCAGTGCCAGGATAAACATCCTGTGTCGGGTCGAATTCGGGAAGATAGAACATCTCGTAAGTCCCGGCGCGTAGGTCGTTATTCCAGGTGGATCCGCTTGAGTCTTGCCTGAAGTTGATTTTGCCGCTCTCATACTTGACCGTCATGTCAAACGGATTGCGGTAGCGAATGTCCTTCTTGTACCCGCTTTTGTTCGCAACGATCTCACCAAAAGCCGCGCCGGACAAAAGGCAGGACGCCTCCCACTTCCATAATAGCTCGCCAAGCCTCGTCGGGAATGGCCACGCGGTTTCATTTTCTTCACCCTTATAGACGTTGACGGGCACGGAAGCCAGCGCGTCACAGCGCAATTGCACCGCACGAAACAAAGTCGGCACCCGCTTGTATAGTGTGGCAACGGAATCAGGAACGCCGTCGCTGGTTAGCATCTCAACCCAACCGGGCACGCTCGTTATCGTTTTGAAAGTATCTGCCATCGTCTAACTCCCTAATCCATCCACAAAATAACGCGGCTGTCACTCATTTCGTCTTCATAGGCATACCGCAAAGCATCAATGAGATGATTGTTTCTATCCACCGGAACGCGCATAGCATGTCCGCCCGCGTCCTCTTTCCACTTGTAAGTCGAGAGTTCGTTGCGCATGTTTACACAGCGTTTGTCCACGATAATTTCTTGTTGTTGTAGCCACTGAATACCGAACAACACGCTGTCTTTTCCCTTCTTCGCACCCCCCGCATTGACACCGTGCGATTGCAATTCTGCAATTGACTTCGGCTCTGCAGAGTCGGCTTTGATGTAATCATTCGCAGCTTTGTCCTTGATTGATTCAGCCAGCAGGTCGTTGGTCAATCCGGTTTCGTAAAGTTCATCAAACACATATATGCGCTTATGATTGCGGTCGTAATGAGTGCATGGCATTGCCGCTGGATCACTCGAAAAGCCAAAGTCCAACCCGTTGCGCCTGTTCGTCCGTTGGTTGGTCGGCAAGTAGTATTCCCCATTTGGATCTTCGAGGTCTGCCACGTGCCAGTTGGTAAAGATGACATTCCCGAGTACGCCCCACTTGCCAAGCGTATAAACGTCTCTGAAGTAAGGATCGCTCTCGCTTTCAAGGTCTGCAATGTCCGCAACTGTTAGAAATTTATTGTCTTTATAGGTCGTCCGAAGTATCAATATGTCATTGTCTTCGAATACCTTCTGATCGTCCGCAAACTCCGTAGCCGCAAAGTATTCTTCGTAAATCCAGTGCGACTTAATAATCGGGTTAAACGAAAGCGTGAGCCGCTTTGGAGTTTTGTCACTCCCGCCACGCTGCCTTTTGAATAACTGCTTGATTGTCGGCTGTTCCGTCTCGGTTGCTTCTTCAACCCAAATGTCCGTAATGACGCCCTTTTGCGGAGTGAGCGACTTCAGCTTCTCGACGTCATCCAGTCCGCAAAAGATAGCCTGGTATCCATTCTGGCAGGTAATCAGCATGTCCGACCTGCTCACATCAAACAAGTTGCTTACGCCCCAGTCTGATATGACCTTCTTGATTTCCGTGTAAACAGACCCGCGCAATGTGCGCCCGACTTGCCGCGTAATCAGATAATTCCGCCCGCCTTGCAACAGATCGTAGACTACCCGTTGCGATAAGAACACTGACTTGCCGGAAGAAGACCCGCCAAAGAATATTTGTCGGCGCTTACCTGCATCGATGAAAGGACGGTAGACTGGGTTGAATACTTCCTCGTGGATGTTAATCAACGTCATCCTTCACCAATCGAACTTCAATCGCTCCGCCCTCCGTACCGGTCACTTCCTGCCGCTCAACGTAGCCCCTGTGTTTGCCGATGGTCTTGAGCGTGAAGATGATCGCCGTGATATTGCCTTTGCGCACTTGCTCGAACAGCGACCCTTCCGCAAGGTCAAGCAGGCTCTCGCGCTCATCGCTCACTGCTTGCGCAACGGTCGGATATCGGTTCACGTAATTGTGCAAAGTCTGGCGCGCGCAACCCAATTCCTTAGCAGCCAACGCAAGAATGCCGCGATTCTTTTTGACCGCAGCAATTACTTCCTCAACCGTGAACTTGCTATTCGCTTTTGACATTCTCTTTTATGTGTCCAATAACACAGGTTCTTTGCCGGTCACATCCACCCACCGCTGGATCGCCACAGCCACGTAAGCCGGCGAAATCTCAACCGCGCGGCACTTGCGCCCCAACCGCTCGCAAGCGATGATGGTCGTGCCGGAGCCTGCATAGCAATCTACGACGACTGCCTCATTGCCTGAGTAGCGTGTCAACAAATCTGCATACAACTCAACTGGCTTCTGGTTTGGGTGTGACCTGCCACGAGTCGGCTCTTTTTCTGTTCCGAATATGCCCGCCCACTTATGGCGCAACACATCTCGTTTGTGTTTCTGCTTTGACCAAATCAACTCAAAACAACTGCCATACATTTTGTCAGCGCTTTCATCTAATCGCTTATCCCACACAAGCCAAGCGCCTTCGTGCATTGTGTCGCTCAATGTCTGGCTGTAATAATCCGCGCCAAACCATAATTGCTCTTTTACATCTGCAAATAAATCCGCAACGGGAGCGGCGTCATAATCTTCATGGTCGCCAATCACATTTGCATATTTGTTCCCGTTCTTTACGCCCTTTTCTCTTGCAAACTGTAAATTGTTCACCATGCCAGAAAAGTCAGCATCAAGCCTCATTCCATAAGGCGGGTCATTCAACAGCATAGCAACTTTGTCATTGCTGAGTAATCGCTCCACCACCGCCTTGTCGGTGCAATCGCCGCAAACCAACCGATGCCCGCCGAGTTGCCACAGTTGCCCTGATTCCACGCCCCACTTGACGCGCAACTCCTCCGCCTTGTCAATCTGCGGCTCAACATCTTCAGGCGCGTCATCCGCCCATAAGTCCAAGTCAAGCTCGCCCTTGTCAAAGCCCCACTCCAGCAGGTCGTCAAGCTCAAACTCGTTTGCGAGAATATCGAAGTCGAAACTGCCGGTGTTCTTGTTAAGGCGGATATTAAGCTCCTCGACTTCGCGCTCCGACAATTCACGGTCTGGAATCCAGCACTCGCATTCCTTCACGCCGGACGCTTCCAGCACGTGCTTGCGCTGGTGACCGCCGATGATGGTGTTGGCAGGGTCGGCATTGACAATCGGCTTGTCAATCATGCCGAACTTGTCAAGCGAAGTTTTGAGTTGTTTGAATTCTTTTTCAGAAAGCGAACGTGGATTCTTGTAATAATCCGTCAGCTCGTCAAGCCTGAATTGTTTTAGCGTCCAGTTTATCTTTCCCAGATTACCCTCGTTTTCTTGCACATCCGCTCGTACGTCCACAAGCACTCACGGTCGCCCGTCAAACCCGGCTTCCCCAACCCGCACGCGCAAGTCGGCAACCTCTTCGCGCAAAGTTTCCAGCTCGTACTCCAAAGTGCGCAATCTTGCCAGCAGAATGTCGAAGGTGTCATTCGGCAGTACCAAGATAATAAACCTCGTAATTGTCAGGCATGTTTCACCTCTTGTGTAAATTTTTCATAAGGCACAAGCTCAATTCTTAAGTCACACTTCAACGCCCTCGCAATTGCACACAATGTTTCTAATCTCGCTGTCATAATCGTGTCGCCATTTTCTATCGACCTGACAGTATTTCTGTTAACACCTGATATTTCTGAAACCTCAGACAGAGATAAATTTCTTATTTTCCTAATCGCCTTAATTAGGCTGGCTGTGCTGTTTTCTGATGCAATTGCTAATAAAATGTTGTCCATTTCTCTCGCCTCCTTTGGTGTTATATCGTTGTTATGAATAATCACTTTGTTACCATTTTCCATAACTTCAATCTTTGGATTACACCAACAATCCACGCCGTGTGTATTATGCTCATAATATTCGCTCATCTCATCCTCCTAAAGCGGAAGCATCGGTTTTCTTCGCTCTCGGTTTCGCGGCGGGCTTTTGAACCAGCGCAAGGATTTCTTTTGCCTGCTTGTCGTGCGCTTTGATGTCCACCCGCATTTCTTCAACCGACCGCGCCAGATCGCCGGTAACATTAGTCAGGTTGGATAAGCTCGCGTTCACGTCCGCCATCGCGCAATTGTTCTCTTCTCGCTGCTCTTTGTTGAACGCGCGCCACTTGTCATCAAGCGAGCCGATGAACGTCTGCCACTTGTCCGATTCTTCAGCCTGGAATTGACGGTCTTCCTTGCGTGACTTCGCCAGCCAGCCGAAGACGAATATCGCAAACACAATAAATATGCCGATGATGGCGGCTTGTTCCCATGCGGTCGCTGGGAGTAACTCGCCCCCCGTCATCCAACATCCTCGCCGCCGTCAACCAGGAACAGCGCGTCCGGCTTGTCCGTCAAATCGTGCAAAAGGTTCGCACCGCCCCCAGCCACCACGGCGGTCAGTACCTTGCCGACCAGTGCGTTGGGGATGTAAGCCGCGAACAGATTGACGCCCGTCAGCCATACGAACACGCCGGATAGCGCCCACGACACGAACATCAGCCAGAACTTGTCCCAGCCGTACTTGTCGAAAATGGGCGTGATCAGTGCAGCCACAAGCCGGTTGGCCAGTACCATCATGCCGATAACAATTCCAAGCGTTACTACGTCAAAATCCATAAATGCCTCCGAGTGCTAATACTTGTTTCTGTCTTCGTACAGGTGCGTTTCAACCCGTGCGCGTCGTGCCTGCTCTAATTTTTCGCCTTTGAGCATTCTCGGCTTTACATATCCGTTGTGTATTGCTTTCAGCTTACGTTCAAAAGATTTTTCGCACGCAGTAACACTGTCCTGATCCACATAACTAAACCCGTCTAATAACTCAACTTCGTTTCCCCACTCGTCAAGTTCGATTTCCATGAAATCAGGATCGCCCGAAAGTTTGTAACTTAAATTCGTTTTTGCATGGTCAACGATAGCCTTTTCATCGACCGCAAGATTGCGATGTAAATTATCCTGATCCAGCTCTCGCTGATAACTTTTGACCCACTCACTTAACCAAACTGGCCACTCAGAGGAGTTTGTTCCATAAATTTGTTTACACTCGGAACACAATTGACTGCTTATGTCAATACACGCACCGCATATACATTTACGCTCCATTTATTATTCCTCTCACTATCTATCGAGTGAGGAAGACTTTTTATTCATATTTGCTAAAATTCGGCAGATTGTAGGTTGTGAAAGCCCAATAATCTCGCCGATCTCAGCCTGAGACTTCTCGCACATCGCCCATAAATAGAGGACGGTTGCCTCTCTGAAGGTCAGGTTTCCGATCGCTTGCTCAATATCACACCTGGTTTCTAAGCCAGCCTCATCTGTTCCAAACAAGTCACTCAATTCCATTTCGCCTCCTAAGCGATGAATCAAAAAGCCCGAACCTACGCTCTATGCGTAAATTCGGGCTGCAATCCGATTAAGCTATTTAGTTGTTAGTAAAAAGTGTTAGACTTTTCTCATAGTAATTTTTTCAGAATAACAGATAACGTTTCTTCTGGGTCCATACCCGATTCGTATCCAATACAGATAAGTGTCATCTCTTGCCACGTATGTTAACAAAGGGACACTGTATCCCCACCCGAAATCCAGTTTACTTACACCTGAATTGGTTTTGTATGTGTGCGATTTCTCAATAACGCTATCTTCGATGTCAAACAGGTGTTTTGCTATTAGCCGCGCGTTTTTATCGTCAATGCACTGGCCTGATTTTGCAAGGCCCGCAACAACCTGAAACGCTATATTCTTCTCACTCATCTCACCACCTCCACCCTCTGATTATACCGCTCGATTATCCGCTCCAACAGCCGGTCGGTCACGGAGTAGTGGAACCCGTGCCCGCACTCGCACACGCCGTCAATGTTGCGGACCGTTCCGCAAACCATCTTCAGAAGCCCGTCATCATTTACGCTGTAAAGAAAACTGCCACAAACTTCGCATCGGATCACTTTCATTCCGCCTCCGTATTGTCCAGCAGCCGCGAGTTCAAACAGCGCGTGAGCTGGTCGATCTGGTAAGACGAATATACGCATAGAAACTTGCCGTCTCGATAGACCCCAATCAGGTCACCAAAATCTTCCAGCTTCCATTGACCGTATTCGTACACTTTTCGCGGGTGCAGCTCCCAGTCGCCGGAGTAGATAGCCTTGCTAACGTCGCTCATCTCGCCTCCATAACGTTCCAGCCTTTTCTCTGCACATACGCGCTCACACGCGCCCTGTTGATACCCGTAACCATCTGCACCTTGTAGAAACTCGCGCCAGCATCCAACAGCCGCTTGAACTCATCCGCATATTCATCCAGCGGATCAAGCCGTGTCTGCTTGCGGATCTCCGCGCCGATCTCATATTCAGCCCTGTGACGGCGTACCAATGCGGACATGACCTGTGCTCCAATTTTCAGCCGCTTCCTGGCTTCCACCACCGGCACGCCCTGTTTCAATAATTCAACAACCTGTGCCTCTAATTCCGGCATGATGGTCACATTTGAATAATCACGAACGCGTTTTGCATAACCTTTCTCGATAAACGGCTTGCGCTGCTCACCTTCCTGGTACAACCGGCACCGCTCGAATTGGAAGCGGTAACTTTCCTCCGGCAACTCGCGCTCGTGACACTTGCCGACAATTCCATCCTCCAGCCGCTGCCAATGTGAGCAATTCAGACAGTGGCTCATTCGTCATCCCTCCGATCACTCGCGGCGGTCATCAGCGCCATCACAACCAGCCCAAAGAACGCCCCGACCATTACGCCTACAACTATCCCGCTAACGAATGCCATATTCAGCCTCCAATCGACGCGCTTCCTGCCACTCACCGGCAACCCGTGCCGCAAGGTACTGGTAGCCGCACAGAAACTTGACCGCCGCCTGACGCATTTCCACCGTCACACGCTGCCCACTCTGCAACGCCTCAATCAACGCCTCCAACTGCTCACGCTCGGTCGCGTTCATTCCTGCACCTCCGGCGGTATAGGTCTTTCTCGCCAATGTGTGACATATTCAGTGATGTCATCAGAACCCCATTCATCAGACGAACAATCAAACCACCGTCTTCGGTGTGTTTTGTCAAGCGCATCGTAGCTCCAAGTGGCAACGATGACATCACGTCTAAATGGATACGTAAGCACTACGTCATAATCCTTACTGTCCCCATCTTCAATATCCGGCAATCGCTCACTCACTGGTATCCAGCGCCGCGCTGCCTCAAGCTCGGCGATGTAAGTTTCAAGATTGTTACGTGCCTCGTTTCGTAACGATTCCCCATCTGGCTTACAGAAGGCAGCATAGTCAAATTGCAGTCTGCCAAATTCGTTCAACAAATAATTTGCATGCTCACTAATTTTCATTCCTGCACCTCCGGCGGCTGTGGAAGTGGCATCCAGTGGGTATATTGGGCAAACAACGGTAATAAGGCGTCATCGTGTATCCAATTATGGACGCGCTTATTTTTGTCCAACACAATACATTCCTGAAATTTCTCTGGAAGCCTACCGTTTGCAATCGAAATCCACGAAACAGCATCGTGTTTATAATAATCAGGGTTTGTATTTTCATTGGATTGAGATGTTTTAATGGGTGTTAAAATATCCTGTGTCATTGAAACATCAGAAGGTGAAGGTTCTAATCCTTCTGATATAACTGTTATTCCAATATCAGGAAAGGTAGCCGGAAGACGGCGAAATTTAATTAATTCAAACAGAATATAATATTCTTGCGTTGGCTTATAAACTGTGACTGCTCTTCCGTTTTCCATGTTCTTGTCATGAATAATATATGTAATAAAAGGCACATCTTTATTGAATAACCGCTTCATTCTTCCAGCCCTTTCCATAACGATACAACTCCGTCAGCCAATTCTTGCCCTCTATCGTCTTTCCAGTATCCACCACCCACGCGCAGATAATAGGTTGCAATCGTTATCCAATCGTTTATAAGCTTTACAAGATAGCGTTTGTTTACGGTAGGCGCACCCCATCCTGGAACATACGCTTTCCATTTAGAACGCTTGTTATTATCTGTCGAGGTTTTTACATCCACGCTGACTTTGCCAGCAGAAACAGCATCGTTGTAATGAGTGATGAATTGGTCTATTCTTGTGAATGCTTTTTGGTCTATGCCATAAATACCAATCTTTGCATCATCGTTACTGTTGTATGTGCAACAAGCGACTACTGCACCGATGGCTTCTGTTGCTTCTTTTAACAACATGTCAGTGTCTATTAGTTCATCTCGAAGAGTATTTTCGATGGGTCGACAGTTCCAATGCACAACGAGCGCTTCGTAGTTATAGCCGAACAGCCAGTAGTTGCACCGTCTGCACTTGATAAACGCCAGAGACTTTTCTCCATTAGGATAAACAATAACTTTTCTTGTTTCTGGTTCGTAACCACAAAACGGACACGGTTTTAGTTCGCTCATCTCATCCCTCCTTCCAGTCATCAACAAGGGCTTGCCAGTGATTGGCTGGCGGACAATCTGGGGTATGATTGTGTTTCCAATTCAGTTCACAGTCGCCGACCAACCCATCCCCCGCCTCAATCAGCTGGTTGATGAACGCTTCCAACTCTGCAACGCGGGCTTGGAGTTTTTCATTTTCATCCTCCCACCCTACAACCTGCGAAAGTTCCCAAGCGTTACATACTTCGTCACGGGACGTTCCTAATTGTTGAGCTAAACACCACCCTGCTGCCCATCGTCTACAAGTTTTGCAACTCATCTCGCTCATCTCATCCCCCTAAAATGGAACTTCTTCATCGGTCAACTGCTCGCTCTTTTTGTTGCCGACAAACTGGATGTTATCCGCCGTCACGTCGAAGCTGGACCCCCACGTCCCGTCCTTGCGCTGATACACGCGCGGATTGCCGCCGTCACCAGGCTTCAGCCTGCCTTCCACTAACACCGACGCCCCCTTCAGCAGGTATTGCGCCAAAACTTCCGCCTGCTTGCCGAAACGCGTCACTCTGAACCAGGTTGTCTCATCCACCCCCTTTTTTACGACCCTGCTATCCGCAAGGCTGAACGTGCAGACGGGCGTGCCGTCTGGCAGGTAACGCAGCTCCGCGTCACTTCCGATATTGCCGATAATGATTAGTTTTTGGTACATTTTTGCTCCTGTGTTTGATTGATTGATTTCGGTTGATCATCCCCTACGATTGTCTTTTTGAAGTAGAGGTTTCCTGCAACATGGTAAATAACAACTCCTTCTGGTTTCATAAATCCAGGAGCTGCCACACTGCCGTTTACTCGTAGTTCGTCAAGTGTGCCGCCAATCTGTGCCGTATCAAACATGCCAGTATACAAAACTGGCACAACATGACAGCAGGCAGGGCGCACAGTATCATCAGACCAACGAGAAGTATTGAACAGGCTGAACCGCTTTTCTTTCAAGCCATATCCGCGTTGGATGCCTTGCCCCCACCACTCGCCATAGTGAAAACCAACACCGAGAGTCATCAGTTCGTCTTTGTGTTCGTAAGCCCACCTTGCAAAGCCAGCGTTATCTTTTTCGGGGGTAATCCATTGGTTACGAGAGCCGACCTGAAACTCGCCATCCTCGCCGATAGCGATTAAGCCGTTCGTGCCGTCAATTTTTTCCGTGACCACAATCTCACGGGATAGCCTTGCGATCTTGCCAAATTTCCTAAATTCCATCATTGCTCCTATTGCTCGATAAAGCTCAACAGCGGTAACTCCGCCGATTCGACACGCACTTTCGCGTTTTCTTGCAGATACTTGAAACTCAGATCGATTCCGATTCCCTTGCGCCCCAGTTGGATTGCCGTTGCGACTGTCGTTCCGCTCCCCACAAACGGGTCGAACACGATGCCGCCCTCAGGCGCGCCAGCCAGTATGCAAGGCTTGATGAGGTCAGGGTTGAACGTGGCGTAATGCGCGCCTTTGTAGGGTTTGGTTGCGACTGTCCAGACATCACGCTTGTTGCGAGTTTCGCCAACTTTTATCACTCGGTGCATTGCATATTCGCTATGGGTTTCGCTTGAATTGTTGTACTCGCCAGCCCTAACCGATGGCTCGTCTATTGCGATAGAGTCGTAGTAATATTTCGCCGACTTACTCAGCAGAAATATATATTCGTGCGACTTTGTACACCTATCCTTGACGCTCTCAGGCATCGGGTTCGGCTTCGCCCAGATAATGTCCTGCCGCAAGTACCAGCCGTCAGCGCGTAAGGCGAACGCTAACATCCAGGGTATGCCGATGAGGTCTTTGCCTTTGATATTTCCTTCACCGCCACGAATCGCTTTTCTATCAGCATACCTGTCATAATTTTCAGAATGTAAATGATGTTTGTCTTTATTGGATTCCTTTTCCATCCAAGCGTTTATGTAACAACCGTTGCTGGCATACGAATCCCCAATATTTACCCACAGCGTGCCATCGTCCCTTAGTATCCGCTTGCACTCGCGGAACACCTCGACCAAGTTGGCGATGTACTCGTCAGGGGTAACTTCGAGACCGATCTGACCATCTACGCCATAATCACGCAAGCCGTAATAAGGCGGACTGGTGACGATCGTGTGAACGGACTTGTTCGCAAGCGGAATAGCGAGGGCGTTAGCGTTGATTAACATTGATCACCTCGCAATATCTGCTCTGTCACGTTCAGGGCTTCCCCCGACTTGACCATCTTCGTGTCAAAACTCAGTACGCGCCATCCCCCGATTTGCGCCAGGTTATTCTTTTCATAATCGCGGTTGATCCCGCACCCCCGCCCGTGAGCGCCGCCGTTGTACGTGCCGCCGTTAATCTCAATCAGCAGCCGCGCCTCGCGGAAGCAGAAGTCAAAACGAAATTTCCGCCCTGGTATCGCGGCGTATTCTCGGACGTAGCCAGTCAGCCCGGCGGCGTCGAGTTGGAATGCGAAGAGGTCTTCAAGCGCGGAGGTCATACGCTGTACACCTTCTGGATTTTGCGTTCATTAAACCAGCCGTCCAGAACTTTCTTCAAGTAGCCTATATTTGGGCGATTGGTATGCGCCGCCATGTGATCTATTGCATCGTGAATGTCAGGCAGGTTGAATACCGCCGCAAGTTGCTTGATGGCTTGCTCATCGTCTGGCTTTAATTGCGTTCCGGCTTTTTGAATGTGCTCCGTGATAGACAAAATCTTTTGAGATTGTGAGGACGTAACAGTACCGCCGGTAGGCGTTTCCTCTTCCTCTTCCTCTTCCTCTTCCTTTTCGGTTTTACTCTTACTTTCTCTCTTACTCTTACTCTTACTATGTGATAGGGTATCCATAGGGTATGTATGGGGTATGGATACTGTATTTTCCAACTCAATTCCGTTGGCGATACAGTATCTTTTCTTGATTTCACAATCCTGAATATCGTATATTGCAGCATCAATGTTCTTTTGTATCTTTTCGCTTGCGTTGGAGTGGTACTTACGCATATTGACGATCCACACAATCCCGTTGCCATAATGCACTTTGTTGGATGCTTCAAGTTTGGCTAAAATCTCTCGAATACGTGAGATGCGCAACCCTGTTTCAAGCGCAATGATGCTTTCGTGGATTTCGTAAATACCAGCCAGGTTTGAATTGTCATTGCTGAACAAGTAAATGAATAACAACTTTTCGTCAGGCTTCAATTCGAGAAACCAGTTATCCCGCCATATTTGCGTGTGAATTTGCCGGTAGTTAGCCATCAAAACAACCCCGTCTGCATCACGCGCGCCTCTTGCCGGTTGAGCTCCAGCGCGTTTGGGATCTTCGCTGTCAGCATCGCCTCACGCCGTTCCCTGAGCGCCCTGATCCGCGAGTCCAGGTCACCGATTACCAGCCAGCGGTCGTCTTCGTTGGTCGCAAGCCAGCGCCCTGCCTTGCCGGCGTGAGCGCAAACAGGCCAGCCGTAATCGATAACCAGCGTTTCCAAAATATCTCTTACCTGCCGCTCATGGAAGCCGACCCGCCCCGCAAGCGTCTCAATCCTTACAGCGTTTGCTTCCCCGATATAGTCGGTCATAACAGCGGCAACCAGGCGGACTTCGGCTTCGGTGATTGACGCGGTCTTCATGCGGTAGTATTCACGTGGGTTCATGGCTAAATCTCCAACTTCTGTTGTCCCAGGTCTGCCATGAATTGACGGGCAACCATTGTCAATTCCAGTTTTGCATCTTTGTTCAGTTCATAAGAGCCGGATCCGTCAATATTTGGTGTGGGCTTCATCCAGTCGAGAATTGCGCTGATCATCTCAGGTTCAATGTCTTTGAAACTCTTATGCCCTGTCAGGTATTCTTGCGCCTGGTGCCGCTCATCCTCGCGGTCAGCAAAGTGTTCAAGTAATAAAACTCGCGCAAGGTTGATCTGCTTTTCATTAGCTGGTTTTGATTTTGCGGCTTTACGTTGTAGCGCATCTTTCAGTACTTCTGGAGGCATAGGCCGTGATAACTTATCGCCGTTTATTTTTGGCTTTTCTTCAACCGGCTCTGTTGTTACGCGCGGCATCAATTGCGCAGGCTCTGGGTCGGGATCATCGTCAAAACCTAATAAATCGTTGATTTCTTCGGCTGGGATTGGCTCTTGCTCTACAATGGTCACGTCTGCTTCATCGGGCAATTCGAGATCACCAACTTCGCCTTGTTCATCCTCGAGAATTGCCGCGTCTGAGGGGTCAAGATAACCGTAAGTGCGCAACAGCTTCAACAGGATTGTTTTGTGATAAGCCGCCGGTTTGTTTGTAGTCCATATCCCGCCGACCTTGTTGTAGCCTTTGGAATATTTTTTGCCGTGCGCGTCCATCTCTTCGTTGGTCATGTAGATGGACTTCTGAAGTCCTGAAAGTAATGCAAAACTGGCGATCAATCCCTTTTCTCTTTTCGGGCTTGTTACTCCACCTTCGATCTTCAAGCTACCCGTTATGCGATCCTCTATCACTTCTTCGCCCTCAAAAACAGGTGAAACGTTGATGTAACGGTACTTGCCAGTACGAATTGCCAGGTGCTGCACACCTTTCCATCCAGCCTGAAATTGCGCTTCATAAATGCCACCCTTGTTGTTGTTTTTGTAGGGAACTAACCAGGCGTGCCCTAATGCCGGATCACAGCTCAAGCGCAAGGTTGCAGCTCGGAGTGCTGAACTAAAAATACTGCGTGGGGTGCATTCCATCAGAAGTTCGTTCGCCTGAACGGCGATCAATGCAGATTGGATGTAGTGCGGGGCTGTTCTGCCTAAAAGTTGAACAAAGGTGTTGAGAACCTCCGGGCTTTGTCCATAGGTTTTGATCTTGAGGTAATTGTCATATTTTGTTACTGCCGTTGACTGCTCTGTCATGATATACTCCTTTTGATTAGTTAGTTTGTTTGTCTTGAAACGGTTGCCTTGCCAGAGGTGACCGTTTCTAATTGCTTTCTCATATTTGAAATTGCCATTTGGTCGCGCTTGAACAGGTACTCTTTTTCCTTTTCAAGCCGATTGATCTCATCCTGGATTTCGTCCAGCTTTTCTTGTGGCGCGTACTCACAAATGCGAATGAAGCGCGCCCATAATTCTTCGATCCTGTCTGAGACTGCCAGATATTCAGAAGACTTTCCGTGTGATCCAGGCTTAGGCTGGAAGTAGACATCCGGTTCCCTGCTGCTCATCTCAATTCCGAGTGCGGTCATTTTTGGCTCCTTTCCTGCCACTTCTCATAAATTGCGCTTGCCAGTACGCCGGTAAGCATCACGGCTGCGATTATTGCTGCGGATATAAGCGTGTCGATGAAGGTTGCTGCCATGTCAGATCCTTAGTCGTTTTGCGCTTCATAGCGGGTCAAGTAGAAGTGGATGCCGCCCGCGCATTCCTGCCAGCGGTCTTCACACCACTCGTGCGGATGTACTGTCTCGCCGACGCGGTAAACAAAGTTGTTGTCATACCAACTTACGCCGCTTTCCATTGCGCCGCCTTCTTTATCTTGAATAGCCAACACCTCCGCATACTCAGCACGGCACTTCCTGCCGGTTGCGTTTGACCGCCTGGCTGACGCCGGTATCTTCAGGGTCGCAATGTCACCGTGTTGGAGCTGCTTGTAAACAACAAGATCGCCCTCTGACACGATTGAGGTTATCGCCGTAACATAATCAGGAACGCTCTTGGCATCGCGTAGATCGGCATCGCGTAGATCGGCACCGCGTAGATTGGCATAGCTTAGATTGGCATAGCTTAGATCGGCATAGCTTAGATCGGCATAGCTTAGATCGGCACCGCGTAGATTGGCATAGCTTAGATTGGCATAGCTTACAGTAACTACCCTTACGCCATCTGGTTTACCCCTAAGCCATGCGGTGTGTTTTGCTAAGTCTTCTTGCGTAATTTTGTTGATCATCCTCACCCCCTCGGCCAGCAGTTTTCAGCGTCGCTGAAAACAAACCCGTTTTCCTCGTCTACCGCGTAGTGCTGATCGAACCACTTTTCGTTGACCAAGCGGCGCATCGTGTCCGACCGCGTTTCGCCTGGCTCCTGGACGTACTCAAGCTGCGAAAGCTGCAACTCGGTCATCCTGAATGTTACTCTTACTTCTTTGTTGGATTTCTTCATTAGAACCTCAGGCAGAAATTGATTGCCGCTTCGTTAGCCAAGTCAAGTTCGATAACCATGCTGGCCAACTCTTCGAACTCGTCTGGATTGAACTCGTCGTGGATTTCGTCTAATATCAGGCGGATATCCCTGAGGTGATCACACACCCTGTCGGCTACTTCGATTTTCATTGTCGTGTCCATTTTCATTGCTCCTTTTGTGTAGTAGATTTGTAACTACCTACAATATACAGCATTGTCAGACAAATGTCAAGTGTTTTTCAGACCAATTTCGAAAACTGGCACAAACTCGTTTTATCCAGGGATGCGCGAATTGACACGCGCCATTCCTGCTGCGTGGTAGATTATTCACATTGTTGACATAAACGCGAATTTGTGTGCTTTTTAGGGCTTACAGGCGATTCTACACAACTGTATAGATAATACAAAAGCGCCTACTGGTTAGGTAGACGCTTGAAGGTGGAGCTGAGCGGTACTGCCCCGCTGTTATGGATTGTCCGAAGACGCTCCCGACACTTTATCAGCCCCGTGTCATTTAGTCTATCAACTTTGAATCGTCAACCAGCTTTTTTAGGACTTCCGTGACAAATTCTTTTGACATGTGTTCTGAGTCAATATACCAATCCCCATCGTCGGTATATTCTATTCTTACTTCGCCGTATCCCTCCGAGGCAACCCAACTCAACTTGAATCCTATGCTGTCTGTATTGGAAAATACGCCCTCAATATATACTCGATGAACCATATTACCTCTGCTTCATTTTATACTTTGTCACGCTTTTGTTTTAGAGTTTGTCATTCTATCTACGATACTCACAGATTTTGTCTATTTATTGACATTCACACTCATTCGTACGAGTTTTGTCAATCCGTTGCATTTTATCGCATGACTTTTACGGCATCGCATCCCAGCTTTTCCGGTATTCTATCCCAGCTTTTCCGGCTTATCCGTCGCATAAAAGCCCTCGCCCTTGTAATGCACCGGCGTTGGCTCATACATCTTGCGCAAGGTCGGCGTTTCGCAGTCAGGGCACACGGTGATCGGGTCGTCCGTGTAGTGCTGGAAGAACTCGAATTTTGTGTTACAGCGGTCGCAGAAGTAAGCGTAGAGGGGCATACTACCATAACTCCATTGCAACCGGCTCATGGATCACCGGTTGTACGCCAATCTGACACCCGACGCGCTTTGCTTTGCCGTTTGTTGTAACGCGCAAGTTCACAAACGCGCCGCCAAGCGGTTTTGGGACCGTGCCTTTTTCGACCGCCCACCCAGCGGATCCGTCGTTGTACTCGGACTTATAACCAGGAGTGCGGATGTGGTGTTGCGTGCTGAATATCACCTTGCCGGAATCGCTCACGCTTTCCTGCACGATCGGAACGTAATAGGCATTGTGGTTATGTCCATTGACTACAATGTCCGCCCCGTTCAAATAAACCGCCTGCCTGTTGGTTTGAATTACGCCCCTGGTTACAGGCGCGTCACCGCCCGCGCCGTGAAAGTATTTCATCTTGACGCTGCTTCTTCCGCCTGAGTTACCTTCAAGCATAAACCTAACCCACCCGCCATAACCGCCGTGAAAAACGGATCCGCCATATTGCGTATTGAGTGTCCAAATAAGGCGGTCGGTCAATGAGATGTTGGCGTTTTTGAGTGTTGCCGTTTCGTGGTTTCCGTCACTAATCAGCACAATGTTGCGCGCAAACGGGCTTAGTATTTTGGCAACGTCTTTGACAACAAAATCGTAATAGTCGTTGCGCCGGTATTCCGGTCTCAATTCGTCAAGTGACCGTCTCGGGTCAAACCGCCCTTGCATCGCATCGAAAATATCACCAAACAGGAATATCATCGCGTTTTTGCTCACCGCTTCCTGCATATCAGCAAGCAACACGCTACGGTTACACGATACCGCGTCCACATGCAAGTCGGATGCAAGGAAAAGCGTATGCTCTGTATTGCCGCCGGAGTAGTCTATCCTGACGGTTGTGACTGCGCCGTTCTGGTTTACTCCGCTCACCGTTCGCTCACCTTGATCCATGTCGAGCGTTCGTCCGTCCTGCCGGCGTTCGTGACGATCTTGCACTCCACGCGGTAGGTCGTGCCAGCTGTGCCGCCCGAGAGCCAGTAGGTGACAACGCCGTCCGCCTGGCTGTCGCTATCTTTTGTGATGCCAGTTGGAACGGTGACCGTATAAGACGAGATTGTCTCGCCGGTTGCCAGCCAGTCACTTGTTGCGCCAGGTACGCCGTGAGTTAGCGGTTTCCAGTCGAAGGTATAATCCAATACCGCTTCAGGGTCTTTCGTAAATGATGTTGCCATATAGCTCCTCTAATTCGTAAACTTCACTTGACAATCGGTGTCGGCATAAGTGGTATATCTGCCCTCGCACCATAGCGGATAGAGTCCCGTCGCCCCGTCTGCACAAGTTGGTCTGATATTTACCCCACTGCTGCCAGTCGTGATTTGTGTTTCCGCCCATGTCGCCCCGCCGTCCGCTGTTACATATTTGTATATTTCCCATTGACCGGTAACATTGCGTGAACACCAAACAATATTTGGGTCGCCCTTGTCGAGCGTCACGCCGCCGGAATAGAAAATTTCAGGCGAATAAAGTGGCTGGCCTGCTGTACAAATCTGGTGAATATCCCAAGCCGAACCAGTCCAACGCGCGTAGTTATAGCGGTGATCGCTTGCCGGTGTTGGAAAGGTAGCAAAAACAATAATCGGATTGCCGCTGCCGTCAATGGCAATGTCCCACACCCAACTCTCAACGGTTGAGCCGTCATAGACCTGTGTTACATCGGCGGGTTTGAGCGGCAATGCGCCGGTTATTTCCGTGCCATCGCTCTTGTAATACTTGCCACCCGTATAGTAGAAGTGATAAATGCTACAACCAGTTACTTCGTTTGGATGTCCTTGTGTACAAGTAAAGTCAATCCGGTTTGTACCATTTCGCACAATCTGGAAGTAAGGTCTATGCTCTACAGAACTTTCGTCTATGTATTGGAAGAATTTAGTACCACTCGCCCATGTCTCCCCACCATCTTCGCTCTTGCTAAAACTGTTTGAACTTACATTGTTTCTATAAAACAAATATATCGGGTCGTTAGTTTCTTCAGTCAATTGAATAGGGCATGGATAATCGTAATAAATACTACCGAGTGAGGCATCGAGTGAAATAACATCACCCCAAGTGCTTATATCCTCTGCGTTTGTAGAAATTTGCAAGTTTATAGTAGCGTCATTGTGTACGCAACTAAACACTAATATCTTGCTGTCACTACTTCTCACCAGTATTGACCCAAGATTGTGGTCGTCAGTTCCAAAATTCGCGTTGAGAGTATATGACGACAACTCTCCTGTGGCAGAGTTTGTTTTATAGATTTTTAAGTCAGTTGCTTGAGTGTCAATTAACGTGAAATATTTATTGTTGTCGTAATAAACAAACGTGGGTTTTGTAAACCAGCTCCACACACCTGGAACATAGACATTCGTGGTTAATATTGGAACGTCAAACGTCGGTTGTGCTAAGGTTAAATCCTTACCAGTCAACCCGTTATAATTTAAGCCCGTAACCGTATAGGCTGTTGCGCTACCGCACAATATTTTCAGCCCGCGCGATTCGGCTTCAATCGCATAACTCCGCGATTCCGCCGCAATTGAGTAGGTACGGCAAGCTGGCGTGTTCCAGATTATTTCAAGCGTTGGCGCGTCAAAGGTAATGGGGCTTAGTGTAAAATCTGCGGCTGTCAGGTTGGTAGTGCCTGCTACATTTACAAGGGTCGGCGCGTCAAATGTAAGTGAATTGAGTGTTAGGTCTAATGCGGTTAGGTCATCACCGGCATCATATATAGCCCATTTATTATTGAGATAAATTTCTACGGATGCAATTTCCCCAGCCGTGAGCGATTTGTTATAGATGATATATTCGCCAAAAGAAATTTTCGCATACGAAAGGTCAGCTAAGTATTTTGACCCTATTCTTACGCCCCCACCAATTGCCTTTTCAGTGTAAGCGGCAGCACCGAGACTCGCCCCATTGCGATAAATTGTGCCATTTCCACCCGACACTAAATGCCACGTGTTAGTCTGCCATCCGTTTATGGCGTCAGCAATATTATGCCAAGACCCGTCATACCAAGCCATGTGTTTATATGATGCAGCATCACCTGATACAGCGGCAATAATAAGTCTTCCGGTCTGTGAATCCATTAAATAGCCCCCAGCATTGATTGAGCCGTTTAATGCTTCATTATTGTTATAAACTGCAAATATCGTATAACTACCAGCCAGCGCGCTTAGCGATATTGCAAAATTATCATCTGTACCATCAAAAAGCGCTATGCTTTTGCTGTTCTGAATGCCTGTTTTGTAAAGTGGCCTTTGCGCCAACGTGCTTTGTGTGGCATGGAAGTTGTTGCCACTCTTATCATTCGCTTGATAAATAGCCTGCGCATCCGCGCTAACCTTTGTCGTTCCTGCATCGATAAACAATGTATCAGCATCGGCAAAATCAAGCCACAACAAGCATCCCGTTATATCGGTCGGTACGAATGTCATTCCAACTCCAGCTACGCCGGATCGGGTAGTTTTACGGCGTGTTCTGTCAGAGTAAAGACTGCGCCACTTGTCACTGCCACGCCCGCATTCAACGGGTATGCCGCGAGCAGAGTGTCAGCCGAGCATAACGCCACGTGGGTCGCGTTGCCACTTGCCGATACCGTCCCGTCTGTGATGGCTGAGATCGTGATCTTTCTGCCAGTCGTGCCATCGTCGGTTGCGGTAGAAATGGTCGGGCTTGACTTCACGCCTAACTTGTACGTGTTGGAAGCCTCCGCGTAGGTCGCACATAACGCATTCGTTATGAACAACTGTGTGGTGTTCGTGCGGATGTAGTTCAATGCCGCGTCTTTGCTTGCGTCAATAAGATAAGTATTTGCCATAGTTATATCCTCCGGTATGAACCGTATCTAATTACTTGCTTCGGGTACATCTCGCTCAACTTGCCCATCGTGCCAGTCCACGGGTCTGCGATAAGAACGTCCGTATTTGTTACCCCAATCCCAGCCACCCAGTGCATCTCAATCAATGGCGTGGTGTCGTCAAAGTCCACGTGCATAATCGGCAGAACGCCAGCCAGAATTACCGCCCGAATTTGCGCGGTCGTGGGATTGTAGACAAAGCCGTCAAACTTCATGTCGGGGTACAATCGCTCAATCGCAGCCCACAAAAACAGATTGCCGTCCAGATAGCCGTCGTTTGCAGTCAGCCAATTATTCAATTGAAGTGGGTTAGAAGCGTGCCCGAATTGGTTGCAGACCATCGAAGCGCAAGTCATCAGACAGCCATTCGCGCCGATTGTCGATTTCGTGCCGAGCGGATGAGCTGCCCAACGAATGTCACGCTGGTTATAGACGGGTCCATAGTACAGGAAGTCGACCACAACCGGAGGCAGTGGCGGCTCATCTCCCACCCGTGCCAGCCACGAAGTAGAAGACCAAGCCTCCGGTGCGACCCTCCACCAGCCGGTCGAGTGGGTTTCGTAGACAGGCACGATCGCCTGAGATTGAAGCCAGTCCGATTCAGGTCTTACATTGCCGTTTGGCGTGTAGCGCGTTCTGAGACGGTTAGGCGGTGTGGTAACAACTTTCGCGTCAAATAACTTTGGCTCTGGCTTAGGCTCTTCTGGCAACTCAATTCCTATCCAAGCCGCAAAGTCAGCATCGTCCCCATTGAAGCGGTTACAATCGAGGTTGCCCGTGTAACCAGGCAAGCGCCCCGATGATGTATACTGCCATAACCACCAGCTATCCCAGCCTTGCGGCAATAAAGGATATGGGTTGGCGGTGTAGTGCGCAACCCATAACTTGCGGTCGGTCAAATACGCGCCACCCATAATCTCCTGCCACGCGGATTTGGAAGTATAGACGCCCATGTCCGGCTGTAATGCCGCGTAGTCAAGCACCTGTTGCCGATAAATGCGCGTGCCTGCCCGCCTGTCTTCCACGTC